TGGCATTTATACACACGGGGCAATTAGGGCAAAAGTTGAAATGAATCGAGAGGAATGGCGAGCAAAGATTCGTTCAGCGTGCGAGGAAGCAGGCACATACAAGCCAGTATTCGATCAAGTGATCGACACTTTAGCAGGAATATTGGAGATCCGTGACGGAGCGGAGGAACAGTACAAAGAGAGCGGATGCCGGACGGTCGTGGAACACACGAACGCGAGGAATCACACGAACGTTTCGAAGAATCCTGCGCTGGTTCTTCTGATGGATTGCAACGCGCAGGCTCTGAACTACTGGAAGGAACTGTGCCTCACGCCGAAGGCATTCAAGCAAACGACAGGCTCGCTCAACGTGAAGGTGGAGAGCAAGAGCCTTGAAGAGGCGTTGCTTGAATTAGGAGTATGAAGGCGAAGAGATACGCAGAGCGAGCGATCCAATATGCGAAGGATGTCGTTGGCCGGAAGATCATCATCGGGGAAGATGTGGTCAACGCGTGCAAGCGATTCCTTGACGACTTGGAACGTGACGATATTGAGTTCCGCACCGAACAGCCGGACGCGGCGGTGACGCTGATCGAAGGTCTGCTCGTACATGCGAAAGGCGAGAGCCTTGACGGTGAGCCTCTCATGGGGAAGCCGTTCCTGCTTGAGCCTTGGGAAATCTTCGTGATCTACAATCTCCTCGGGTTTTGGTTCAAAGGGACGCAGGAGAGGCGATTCAAGGAAGCGTTCATCATGACAGGCCGGAAGAATGGAAAAACGAGTTTTATCGCCGGTCTTGCCTTGGCGATGAGCATCATTCAGCGGAAGTCCGGCTCAACCGTGTATGTGGTGGCGGCGGCTTTGAAACAGGCGTTGGAGAGCTTCAACTTCCTGAAGTTCTCGATCGACTACAAAGGGCTGAGCGAGCGGTTCGACATTCACGACAACTCGTTTGAACACTCGATCAAGTACACGTTCGAAAGCGGAGGCAAGCCGGACGGCTCGATCGACATTCAAATCCTCGCATCAAACCCCGATGCGCAGGATTCGTTCAACTGCAATTTTGCCATCGCCGACGAGGTGGCGGCGTACCGAAAGCCTGCCCAGTACAACCGCTTCAAAGAGGCACAGGCGGCATATACGAATCGGCTGATGGTAGGAATCACCACAGCCGGAGACAACATCAACTCATTCGGATACAAACGAATGGAGTATGCCTGCAAGGTCGCGAGCGGAATCGTCAAGGATGATTCCCTATTCGCGTATGTGGCAAGGGCAGACGTTGATGATAAAGGCAACTGCGACTATACAAGCGAGATTCAGCACCGCAAGGCAAACCCGTCCTACGGAGTGACGATCCGTCCGCAGGACATCATGAACGATGCCTTGCAGGCTCAGAACGATCCGCAACAGCGGAAGGACTTCTTGAGCCGGAGGCTGAACGTTTACACATCTGCGATGAAGGCGTGGTTCGACCTTGATGAGTTCAAGGCTTCGGATGGTCGGTACAAATGGACGCTTGATGAGTTGGCGAAGCTTCCGATCCAATGGTTCGGCGGTGCTGATCTGTCGCGGATGTACGACCTCACGGCGGCGGCTCTGTTCGGTCAGTACCAAGGGGTGGACATCATCATCACGCACGCCTTCTTCCCTGTCACGCAGGCTTACAAGAAAGCAGACGAGGACAACATACCTCTGTTCGGATGGGCAGATGACGGATGGCTGACGATGTGCAACGCTCCGACCGTGAACACCGCTGACGTGGTGCGATGGTTCGCCGACATGCGGAAGAAAGGCTTCAACATCGTGCAAGTCGGACACGACCGGAAGTTCGCAGGGGAAGAGTACTTCCCTCTGATGAAGCAGGCAGGGTTCGCGGTGGTGGATCAGCCACAGCTGTACTTCATCAAGTCGCGAGGCTTCCGGCACATCGAAAAGGCCGCGAAGGACGGGAACCTCTACTATTTGCACTCGGAGGCTTATGAGTACTGCGTGAGCAACGTCAGAGCGGTCGAGAAGACCGATGACATGGTGCAATACGAAAAGATTCAGCCGGAGCAGAGGATTGATTTGTTCGATGCTTCGGTTTTTGCATGTATTCGCTGTTTGGAGTTCAACGAGAAGTCAAAGAAGACACAGAAATGGTTTGGTATGTGATCTATGGGATTATTTGATCGATTCAGAAAGCAGAAAAGAAGCGTGGTCTTCGCGCAGGGGTCGTTCTTCGATGAGATCTGCACGTCCGGATATACTCCGCTCGACAGGATTCCGGAGGTCGTGGCTTGCGCTCGGAAGATCGCGGAACTGATCGGCTCGGCAACTATTCACTTGATGAGCAACACCGAGGGCGGTGACGAGCGTATCGTGAATGAGCTGTCGAGGGTGATCGACATCGAGCCGATGCCGAACATGACGCGGCCTGTCTGGATGGAGGGGATCGTGATGACGATGCTCCTGTACGGAAAAGGGAACGCGATCGTTCAGCCGCACACATGGAACGGCTTCATTCAATCACTTGAGCCGATCGCCGCGTCAAGGGTAGGGTTTGAAGCTGACGGCTTCCGCGACTACCATGTGACGATTGACGGCATACCGAAAGATCCTCGGAACGTGCTTCATTTCGTCTACAATCCGGACAAGAATTATCTGTGGAGAGGCACAGGCATCACGGTGGCCTTGAAGGATGTCCTTGACAATCTGGTACAGGCGCGAGCGACAGAGAAGGCGTTCATGAGTTCGGAGTACAAACCGAGCGTGATCATCAAGGTCGATTCGATGGTGTCAGACATGGCTGATCCGGAAAAGCGGCAGAAGCTGATCGAGTCGTACATCAAGCCGCAGAAGAAGGGCGAACCTTGGCTCGTTCCTGCGGAACAGTTTGACATCGAGCAAGTGAAGCCTCTGACGCTGGGTGACTTGGCGATCAACGATTCCGTGACGCTCGACAAGAAGATGGTCGCGGCTCTGTTCGGAGTTCCTTCGTGGGTGGTCGGAGTTGGTGAGTACAAGAAAGACGAATGGAACGCCTTCATCCAGACAACCGTCATGGCGATCGCGAAGTCTATCGCGGCAGAGCTGACGAAGAAGTTGATACTTAATCCGCGATGGTATCTCACATTCAACATCTGGTCGCTGATGGACTACGACCTCAAGACCGTGAGCGATGTGCTTCTGTCCGGCGCGGATAGAGGGGATGGGAACGGTGACGAATGGCGTGACCGTATGCACATGAATCCGGCAGGATTAAAGGAGTTCAAGCTGTTAGAAAATTATATCGGCTACGATTATTCGAATCTGCAAAAGAAACTGATTCAACCGAAGGAAGGAGAAGAATGATGATTGGTGAAAACGCATACCTCGGCGAGAGCGCGAGATTCGCAAAGGTCGGAAGCGAAGCATGGGGAACCGTAACGGAAGAGAGCGGAACCGTCCTGTTCGATGGGGTGGTGAATCTGGATGAGAACGGAGAGGGCCAGATTGAACTGGCAAGACCGCTACAAGTTCTTCATAATGTCACAATCACGTTTGACGGCTTGACTATGACGGGCGAAGTACGGGAGGACGATGGAGTCGGTATCTCAACTGGCGATGATAACACAAATATTGAGATTTATGAAAACGGAGAATCATATACGATTAAAGCGACACGATTTGATGAGGCATCCGACGAAGGCGTACCGATCACAGGGAATGTGAACGTGACCGTCAACGATGATGGGATGATTCCATTGAACACGGTATTTGAAGGAGTATTGCCACTTTCCGAAATGACACAGCAAGGCCAGACCGCTATGGTTGGCTATGCGGAAGGGAATCCACCTACCGGCGAAGTGATTGTTGGCTATTTCTTCATTGATGGGGAGGTGGTTGGCTTGCTTGGCGACCCAATTCAGAAGGATGGCTATACATATCAATGCACGTATATTGAATCGATGAGTAAATATGGATTCGTAACAACAAATATGTCAATGACGAGCGTAAACCTTCGAATTGCGCTTCGAACCGCGCCAGAGTCCGAATCTGAATCGTCAGACCCTGTCGCATAACATGGCAACAGGCGTGCTCGAAGTAACAAAACAGAACGGCGATGGCAAGCGATGTCCTACCAAATAACATGCCGCAAGGCATACTTTGACGAGTATAAGAGGATTTTTTGCAACGTGACGCACACACCATGCGCTCACGTTTTTTTGTGCCGATTGAACGGCAAATGGAAGCAGACCGAGAAGGCGGCGAATTGCCCGCTGAAGGAAGGAGACAAGGATGGAAAATAAGGATTTTCGAATCGGTGAACGGCGAATGAGGACGGTCGGCACCGAGTTCAAAACGAGAGAAGACGGCGAGGCTCCTGCGATTGAAGGATACTTCGCCGTTTTCAATAGCAACTATGAGATCGCACAGGGAATGACGGAGAGCATCGCACAAGGTGCTTTCACCAGTTCACTCTCGAATGACGTTCGCGCCTTGACGAATCATGACACGACACTCGTTCTCGGACGGACAAAGGCTCACACCTTAGAACTGCGCGAGGATGCACACGGCCTGTGGGGTCACATCGACATCAATCCGAACGATGCCGATGCCATGAACCTCTACGAACGTGTGAAGCGCGGCGATGTGGATCAGTGTTCGTTCGGATTCGACATCCGCTCCGAGGATACCGACATCCGCGAAGACGGAAGCGTGCATTGGACGATCAAGGACGTGGAACTCTACGAGGTGAGTTGTTGCACGTTCCCTGCGTACGAATCCACCAACATCTCCGCACGTTCCGCACAGCGCGATGACATCCAGAAGCGCGAGCGGTTGGCGTGGAGAACAAAGATGCTGAACAAGCTGAAAGGAGAAACTAATGGCTCTGAAAGCACTGATGCTCAGAAAGCAGATTGACACCAAAAAGAAGGAGCTGTCTGCGCTGAGAGCGAAAGATGCCGAGTTCGTCACCAGAGAGGCCGAGATCGAAACCGCGATCAATGAGGCAGAGACGGAAGAGGAACGGAACACCGTGACCGAAGCTGTCGAAGCGTTCGAAGCCGAGAAGAAGGCTCACGCGGATTCCGAGGCCGAACTGGAGAGAGAGATCGGCGAACTGGAGAACGACCTCGCCGCCGAAGAGCGCGCGCAGGAAGTCGAACCGAAGAAAGAAGAGAAGAAAGAAGAAAGAAAAGAGGAGAGAAAGATGGAAACGAGAAACCGTTTCGGCCTTACCGATGAGTTTGTCAAAAGAGAGAGCGTGCAGGCGTTCCTTGCCGAGTGCCGCACCGCGATGAAAGAGAAGAGAGCCTTGACGAATGTCGGCCTCACCGTTCCGCAGGAGTTCCTCGGAATCCTCCGTGAGAACCTCCAGAACTACTCCAAGCTGTACAAGCATGTGAACGTCCGCAGGATCGGCGGCGAAGGCCGTCTGGTGGTCATGGGAACGGTTCCGGAAGCGGTCTGGACGGAGTGCTGTGCGAACCTTAACGAACTTGCTCTCGGTTTCAACGATGTTGAGGTCGATTGCAACAAGGTTGCCGGATACTTCGCGGTCTGCAACGCCGTCCTTGAGGATTCCGACATCAACCTCGCGTCCGAACTGATCGCGGCTCTTGGGCAGGCGATCGGCCTCGCGCTCGACAAAGCGATCCTGTACGGAACTGGCACGAAGATGCCGCTCGGCGTGGTCACTCGTCTGGCTCAGACGCAGGCTCCGTCCGGCTATCCGGCAACGGCTCGTCCGTGGGTCGATCTGCATACTTCTAACATCATGAGCATCGCGGCCTCCGTGAAGGATGCGGCTCTCTGGAAGCAGATCATCCTCGACAGCGGCGCGATGAAGGGAGCGTATGCTCGCGGCGAGAAGGTCTTTGTGATGAACGAAACGACCTACACGAAACTGATCGCGAACGCGATGGCGGTTGACGGCTCTGGCGCGATCGTGTCCGGAGTGAACGGCAGAATGCCTGTGATCGGCGGCATCATCGAGGTTCTGAACTTCGTGCCGGATAACGTGATCATCGGCGGCTACTTCGAGCTGTATCTGCTTGCGGAGCGTGCCGGAATCCAGATCAACAACTCCGAGCATGTCCGCTTCCTCGCGGATGAGACGGTCTACAAGGGAACGGCTCGCTACGATGGTCAGCCTGTCATCGCGGAAGCCTTCGCGGTCATCGGCATTGACGGCACGACTCCGAACGCGACCATGACCTTCGCTTCTGACACGGCGAACTCGTAAAGGAGACACAACATGACATCGCAGGAACGCTTGGCGATTCTCAAATCAAACTTGCAGATGCTCACCTCGGCGAACGACACCTATCTGACCTATTTACTTGAGGCAGGAGAGGCCGCGATCCAGAGGGAAGGCATCATTGATGATTCGAGCGCGGATTATAACGCTTGCGTCATCGACTATGCCGCTTATCTCTTCCGCAAAAGAGCGGCAAGCACCGCAGGAGGGAAAGACGGCGAGACAGGGATGCCGAGATTCCTGCGGTGGCAACTCAACAACCTTCTTACATCGCAGAGGATGAGTTCATGACTTTTGACGATGGGATTGTCGGAATCTATTTGATAACAGACACGGCATCAGCCGGAAGCAAGCCGAAGAAGGCTCTCTCGTTGGTAGAGAGCTTTTTCTTTGGTTTCGACACGCTGGGCATAAATCGGTACTACACCGCTTTGCAGGCTAATCAGCAAATCGAGGCGGTGATCAACGTGCCGGATTGGCATGAGTTGAATCCGGCGATGCACGTGGCGGTCTTAGAGAACGGCAATCAGTACAAAATCCAGATGGTTCAGCCGACCACAGATGAGGACGGTCTGAGAATCACGCGATTGAGCCTTGAAAGGATACATGAGGACTATGCTTTCGTGTCTTGAGACGATCAAAAACATATGCCTTTCGGTGACGGAGAACGTAGGCCACTACGAAGCACTCGATGAAACGGACAAGTACTGCGTATGGGCAGAGGATTCGGAATCGGATGCTTTGAATACGGACAACTACAAGGGCGGTCAGACCATTCAAGGGACGATCGACTACTTCACGAAAGACGAAGATGATTCGAACATCGAGGCATTCCAACTGGCTCTTAATGCGGCGCGGATCGGATGGTCGTTGAACTCGGTGCAGTACGAAGACGAGACAGGGTTCATTCACTACGAATGGCTCTGGAAAGTGCGGCAGATGTATGGCGCGGATTAGCTTCAAAGGGATGGATGAGTACGTGAAACGCCTTGAAAGCCTCACAGACGATACGGATGAGGCCATCGAGAAAGCTGTCGATGCAGGCGTGAACGTCCTCGCTGATGCGGTCAGAGCGGCCTTAGAAACGATTCCGATCCATCCAGACAAAGAACACGGCTCGCCGAAGAATCCCTTAGTCGGATTGACCGCGCAGGAGAAGGCTGACCTCTTGGCAGGGTACGGTGTCGCTCCGATCCGGAAGGACGGGGACTACATCAACCGCAAGGTCGGTTTCAACGGCTACGGCTCAAAAAAGACAAAGAAGTATCCGCAGGGCGTACCGAACTCATTGATCGCACGGTCGTTGGAATCCGGCACTTCGTGGCGGCAGAAATCGCCTGTCATCCGGCAGGCTGTGAACCGCGTGAAGAAGCAAGCGGAAGACGCGATGAAGAAGGAACTGGAAGACCAAATCACCAAACTGATGAATTAAAGGAGAATAAATCATGGCTGATGGAAGAGTTGCAACTGGGTTTAGTTTCCCGTGGGTTGCGCTTTACGGAGAGAGCGGCGGCACGGTGACTTACACGTCCGCGCAGGCTCTCGCAAGAGGCGTTGACGTTGACCTTTCGGTCGAAACGTCCTCTGACAATAACTTTTACGCGAATAACCAGATCGCGGAGTCGGTTTCCGGCACGTTCGCGTCCGGAACGGTCACGCTGACGGTTGACGGCCTCAAGGATGCGGCGAAGAAGCTGATCCTCGGCCTTCCGACCGCTGACACGGAAGGATGGACGGCTTACGGCGATGACCAGAGCATTCCGTATGTGGGCGTCGGTTTCATCGTGCGGTACATGGAAGAGGGAGTGACCTCTTATGTTCCGATCGTCCTGTCGAAAGTCCTCTTCAGCACTCCGTCTCTTACGGCGGCAACGCAGGAGGCCGAGATCGATTGGCAGACGCAGGAACTCGAAGGCACGATCTTCCGAGCTGATGATGCGAACCATAACTGGAAGTATGAAGGCGCGAGCGAAGCGACCGAGGCGGCGGCTCTGGCGAAGATGAAAACGAAGCTTGGCGTGGCGTAATGAAAAGCAGGAGGGACGGAATGAAGATCAATGGTAAGGAGTTAGGTCTGGCCTATACGGTCGGAGCGCACTGTGAGTGGGATTCGTACATCGTGAAGAATCAGCAGACCGCTGTGAGCGAAGCACAGATTGAACGAATCATGATCATGCACCGCGCATGGTGCAGGGCGAACAAGGTGCCGGATGCTCAGAGGGTCACGCGAGACGAAATCCTCTCACAGCCGAACAGAATCTTTGATGAGATGGTGAACCTCGCCGAAGCCACCGCAAAGGCCGACAGCGAGGTCACTATCGAGGCAGAGTCAAAAAACGCAAGAAGCACCGAGGCCATAGGCTGAACCGTTCGTGGTTCATCTTCTACGGCCTACAGCTTGGACTTGGCAGGCAGGAGACGCTCAACACGCGCTTCGGCGAGATGTTGGACTTGATCTCCTGCCTTGCCATCTTCAACGGTGGTGCGGAAGAAAAGAGAAAACTATCGTTCTCAGAAATCATGAGGTTGAAATAAATGGCTGTTGACATTGGGCCTCGGATCGGCATAGAAGGCGAAGCCGAGTATAGATCAAAGATAAATCAACTCATCACGCAGAGCAAGACCTTATCGTCCGAGATGAAGGTCGTTGCCTCGTCCTTTGATGCTGAAACGACCGCGCAGGAGAAGGCAACGAAGACCTCCGAGGTTCTGAACAAGCAGATCAAGACACAGGAGGCTCGCGTTGGACTCCTAAACGAGATGCTCGAGAAGTCTGCGGAGAAGTACGGCGAAAACGATGAGCGGACGCTTAAATGGCAACAGGCCGTAAACAACGCGAACACCGACCTCAACAAGATGAAGAAGGAGCTGAAAGACGCGGAATCAGCGTCTGACGGCTACGGTGAAGAGGTACAGGACGCGACCAAAGGCACGCAGGAGTTTGACGCGGCGGCTCTGGCTCTTTCCAAACAGCAACTGGCTGAGTGGTGGGGCAAGGTCGCGGATCAGACGAAGAAGGTCGCTGAATGGTCTGTGTCTGCCGCGAAAGAACTCGACAGCGGATATGACACCATCGTCAAGAAGACCGGAGCGACAGGCGAGGCTCTGGATGATCTGAAGAAAAGCGCGGATTCGGTCTTTTCTCAGATGCCTGTTGACATGGCAGATGTCGGAAGTGCGATCGGCGAGGTCAACACGCGCTTCAAGGTCACTGGCGAATCCTTAGAAGATCTGTCGAAGGACTTCTTGCAGTTCGCGTCCATCAACGGAACGAACGTGTCTGATTCCATTGATTCAGTGGATCGGCTGATGAAGATCTTCAAGGTCGATGCCTCCGACACGCAGAACGTCCTCGGCCTGCTCACAAAAGCCGGACAGGACACGGGCATCTCGATGTCTACCTTGATGAACACGCTCGATTCGAACGGAGCGGTTCTGCAAGAGTTAGGAATCGACCTCTCGTCTGCGACATCGATCCTTGCAAACTTCGAAGCAAACGGCGTTGACGCATCCGGCGCGATGCAGGCGTTAAAGAAGGCCGTTCAGAACGCCGCGAAGCAGGGAAAAGACGCAAACACGGTCTTGTCAGACGCACAGGACAGGATCAAGAACGCGGCAACCGAAACGGAGGCTCTCCAGATTGCAACCGACACCTTCGGAAGCAAGGGTGCGATCGTCATGGCAGATGGCATCCGGAGCGGTCGGATCGACCTTGAAAAAGCCACCAAGAGCATCGAAGAATACGGCGATGTGGTCAGCTCGACCTATGAGGCCACTCTCGATCCGTGGGATAAGACGAAGGTTGCCATGAACAACCTCAAGACCGTAGGGTCTGAGTTGGCAGGGCAGGCACTCCAGACGCTCGTTCCGGCGATCGAGAAGGTGACCGAGATCGTTCAGAAGGTCGCGGATTGGTTCGGAAAACTGTCTCCGACCGCGCAGAAGGTCGTGGGCATCGTGACGGCACTCGGAGCAGGAGCGGCGTTCCTCGTTCCGAAAATGATGGGCATGGTGCAGACGCTCTCCATGATCCGAACGGCCTCGGCTCTGTCTGCGGCTTCGCAGTTGGCACAGGCCGGAGCGACAGGAGCGCAGGCGGCGGCTACAACAGGGGCTACAACCGCGCAGAACGCTCTGAACGTTTCTATGTGGGCGAATCCGGTCGTGATGTTGACCGCAGGCATCGTGGCTCTCACGGTGGCTCTGGCGGCTTACGCGGCGAACGGAGATTGGGCAGGCAAGGCGATGTCCGAACTCAACGATGAAGTCGAGAACGCGAACAAGGCCTTCGAAGAGCAGAGGGATTCCATCGGTGAAGAGAAGGAAGACGTTGAAAAGCTGACGGATCGCCTCTCCGATTTGCAAAAACAGGAATCCCTGTCCGCTGATGAGAAGCTTGAGATGGCGGCAGGGGTCAAACGGCTCAACGAGTTGATGCCGGATCTGAATCTCCAGATCGACAGAGAGACGGGCAAGATCGCGGATTCAACAGGGAAGGTCATCGAGAACACCGATGCTCTTGACGCGAACTTTGAGGCGGCTCAGAGAAGGTTCGCTCTCCAGAAGAATCAAGAGTTGGCAGATGCCGCGCTCGAACACTACACCGAATCCGTCAAGGCGAGAACCGAAGCCGAGACGAAGCTGAATGAGTTACTCGCAGAACAGCAGGCTCTCAGCGATGAAGGCGTGACAGCGGCAACGACAGCGCGATTCGTGGAGTTGCAGAACGCGATCAACGTGACCAATGAGGCACTTGACAACGCAACGCTCGGAGCGGATACCGCAAAGGCCGAGTATGACGCTCTGATGGCAGAGGTCGAAGGATTAACGACCGCAAGCACGGAGGCGGCAGGAGCGGTTCAGAACTCCGCTGACGCGATCAACAATTCAACGGCGGCGGTCGATGCGAGTATACCGAGCTGGAACTCGCTCTCGGCTGAACAGCGGCAGACCGCCGAGAAGGTCGCGCAGGCATACCGCGATATGGAAGCGGCGGTTACGAACTCCATCAACTCGCAGATGTCAATGTTCGAAGAATTCAACGGCGGCGCGGAAGTCTCGACCGATGAACTCTTGAAGAACATGCAGAGCCAGATCGACGGCGTGACGAACTGGGAGACAAATCTCACCACTCTGGCTGACAGGGGCATCAATCAAGGCCTCTTGCAGTACCTTCTGGAGATGGGGCCGAAGGGTTCGAACTACGTTCAGGCCTTCGTCAACATGTCGGACAAGGAGTTCAAAAGGGCGAATGAACTCTGGGAACAGAGTGCAGACATCAAGGGACTCACAAACGACATCGGACGCGATCTGAAGTCCGGTTTGGCTAACGTGGCAGGCTCGATGGATGACACGGGCTTGAATATCGGTTTAGGCTTGGCGCGAGGCATCACAAGCGCGAAGGGCGCGGTCATCGCGGCGGCGAAAGAAATGGCACGTTCTACAAGGGCAACTGTAGAGAACGAGTTGAGGATTTCTTCTCCGTCAAAGGTCTTCAAATGGATCGGCGAGATGACGGGCGAAGGCTTCGCGATCGGACTTGAAGAAACGATGCCAAACCTCGGAGGCATCCTGTCACCGCTGAATGACGTGGACATGTTCTCCGGCAGAGGGGTCAACGCTCTCGACACAGACTCTATTTATTCGGCGGTCAGAGCCGGAGCTGAAAACGCTCAGACGAAGATCGTCATCGGCGAGAAGGAGTTCGGTCGGTTAATGAGAGGCATGGGGGTTTCATTCGCATGAGCATTAACATCACCTATATCGCTTCGAGTGGGAATCAGTACGATCTGATGGCAGACAAGGCCATCCGCACGAAGACCGCGAACTATCACAAATGGCAATGGAGAAGTGCAGGCGTACAGCAACAGTACGGCCTGCACCTTACCGGATTCACACGCGATCCTGCGGTTTACGAATCGAAGCTGATGTTCCGAGGGACGTATCTGGAGAACAAGGATCTGATCGAGAGGCTCCATGAGGACTTTGAACTCGACCTTCTGACGGTGCGTCCTGCAACTCTCATCTGGGGCGAGTACTATATCAACTGCTTCATCTATGCTTCATCGACCTATCCGGATGAGTTCAACCGCACAGTGAACGACATCGAGGTGTTCTGCCCGTATCCGTTCTGGATGAAGGACGTGAAGCGGTCGTTCTACGTTCAGAGCGGCGGCGGTGATACAGGCCTCGACTATCCGTATGAATATCCATTTGATTATGCGCATGACTCGTCCGGCTCGGAATCGTGGGCAACTGGGACGGCTCTTCCGTCTGAGTACACCATGACGATATACGGGGCGGTGGTCGATCCTATGGTCACGGTCGGAGGGGTCACGATAGGGGTCTATGACACCATCTTAGCAGGGGAGTATGTGACGATTGATTCACGCTCGCACACGGTCGTGAAGACAGGCACGGACGGCACGCAGACGAACCTCTTCGACTATCGTGTGAAGACCTCTTCGATCTTTGAGCGGCTCAAAGGTGGAAACCTTGAAGTCGTGTGGTCTGGTCTGTTTGGATTCGATCTCACGCTCCACACCGAAAGGAGCGAACCGCGATGAGAGAATTGATCTTAGCTGATCCGAACGGAAACGAGGTCAGAGCGATCCTTGACGCGGAAGTTGATCTGGAGATCGGCGAGGTGAACGAGTTCGAGATCACCGTGAGCCGCGTGGGATTCGAGGACACCATACCGCAGAAGTCAAGGATATTCGTACCGGATACCGAGTACGGAGGACTTATTCGGCGAATCAGAACGTCCACCTCGATGAACACCGTCACGATGGGCGGCTACACTTGGCGCGGCCTCTTGGAGAAGAAGATCATTCAGCCGGAGGCAGGGCAGGACTACGCGACCGCCACAGGGGAACTGAACGCGATCCTATGGGGCATGGTCGAGCCGGAGTTTGACGGTCTATTTAAGGCATCAACGGAAGACACAGGCGTAGAGGTGAGCGGTTACCAGTTCGAACGCTACTGCACGCTCCATGACGGCCTCCAGAAGATGCTGAAATCGGTCGGATATAAGTTGCATCTGGAGTACAAGCAAGGCGAGCAGGGCGCGGCAGGCTATGTCGAGATCAGTGCCGTTCCGATCGTGGACTACTCCGACCAGATCGAACTGTCCGGAGACATGCGGCTGAACTTCATCGCTCGGCAAGTCAATGACGGCGTGAATCACTTGATCTGCCTTGGTGACGGCGAGCTAAAGGACAGGATCGTCCTTCACCTCTACGCACAGGCTGACGGTTCCATCGGCACGACACCGTACTACACGGGGGAAGATGAGATCGCGGATGTGTATGACTTCCCTTCGGCTGACGCGGAATCTCTGGAGACATATGCGAGGGACTACTTCCCACAGCTACAGAGCTACAAATCGTTTGAAATGGATCTGGAGGCTCTCGACCTTGACGTAGAGATCGGAGACACCATCGGCGGCAGGGACTACATCACAGGGATCACCATGACGAAACCGATTATCGGCAAGGTCTGGACGTACAAGTCACGGCGCGATTCGATTGAGTACAAGATAGAAGGAGAATGAACATGCAGATCGTAACAGGGTATGAAGGAACGCCTCATGTCACCGCGTGGCAGGATCGTGACCTCAATCAAGGGATCTTCGGAAGCGGCACGTACATCTTGAGCGTAGGGTCGAAGATGGCGGCGAGCATCATCTCAAATAACGAAATCCGCATCGCCGACGGCGCGGTGGTCATGCAGGGATGCCTCGGCGTGATCCAGAAGGGAACGTATGACACCATCGCGATCGACAACGGCTCGCAGGGATTAGCGCGGCACGATCTGATCTGCGCTCAGTATTCGAAGAACGGCTCGACAGGGGTCGAGAGCATGAGCCTTGTGGTCATCAAAGGCACGGCGGCATCGTCTGCGACCGATCCGGCGTACACAAGCGGAGACATCCAGAACGGTGACACGCTCGTACAGGTTCCGCTCTACCGTGTGGTGCTGAGTGGTCTGACGGTGACCGGAATCGAGCGGCTCGTTGACGAGGCCGGAAACATCACAGAAGGCGGTGCGGTCACGAATTACTCTGGCTCTGCGAGCATACAGAGTTTGGCAGGCTTTCTCTTCACGACCGTCCGCACGGAGCTTCTTCCGGCAGGGACTTATCTCGCCTCGTTCTGGATTCGCGTTGAGGAAGATTTGCAAGGCCTTACCAACTCCATTGAGGCAGGGCTTGCATCATTCAGATGTGCTGTGGTGGCGGCTTCTCAGTATGACGTTCGGTGCGCTGTGACGGCGTTCTTCACGCTCTCGTCCGCGACAAACGTCTACTTCCGCGCACGGCAGAACAGCGGCTCGGCTGTGGATGCGTCTTACGGCATCTCGATTAAGAAGGTCGGATAAATGGCAAACGAATATCTTACCGTCAAGCAGGCACAATATCTGCTTGAGAAGTGGGCTTCTGAGTATGTGCCAAACCAGAACGGAATCCTTTTGAATCCTACGCTGAACGGGGCTATTTCTATCGGTGGGACACCGACATTTAATAGCAACGCAACGCGGAACGCATGGGTCTCTGCGCTTGGGTTAAAAGGGTCTGTTACAAATTCAACCGCGGACAATGTAAGCGTAGCCAATTCGACGAATGTCACTTTATGCAATACGGGATCACTTGTTCCGGCGGTGTATTTGTTTTTTGTAGACGCTAATTTTCCCACCAACAACTCCGGAAGGCGTGGTGTATATCTGTCTTGGTCAAATACTGGGTCAGCGATTGACAGATATTCGCAAATCAACGTCCCGCCAGTGAATGGCGATACTACACGCGTCCTTTTTTCCGTAGTCCAAAACATCACGTCAACTTCGACGGTCTACCTTCGCGTTTGGCAGAACTCCGGCAACACGATGTCTGTCGGTGGCGGTATTAGAAGAATACTTTTGCACTATTAGGAGGGTGAGATGCAATACGTCATCACAATCTTAACAGCACTAATCTCAGCCGGAGGAGCGATCCTTGTCTGCGTTCTTAACAATCGCGCACAGGCGAACCGCGCACAGCAAGAGAACGCGAAGCGACAGGCGATCATCGAGTTGAAGATTGACCAACTATCCGACCGAGTGAACAAACACAACAACCTCATCGAAAGAACCTACAAGCTCGAAGAACTGACGGCTCTTCAGGAGGAAAAGATCAAGGTCGCGAATCATCGGATCGACGACTTGGAAAGGAGCAAAGCATGAAACTCAGCGACAAACTTTACGACATTCTGAAATGGCTCGTTCTGGTGGTCGTTCCGGCGCTCACCACCTTCTACGTGGTACTTGACCACACCTTCAACTGGGGCTTCGCCGAAGTGGTCGCGACCATCAGCGCGGCGGCGTGTGCGTGCGTGGGCGCGATCATCGGAATTAGTACCGCTCAGTACAACAAGGAGAAGTGATCATGCCGAACGCGAAATCCTTCATCATCTACATGGCGAAGTACTACGCTAAAACAGGCTACACCGAGGGAAAGAACAACTGGAATCAGTTCAGCGACATCGTGAACCGATACGGCCTCAAAGGCTACCAGAACGCGGCATGGTGCGCGACCTATCAGTTTGCACTTGAGCTGATGGCGTTCGGCAAGGCCGAGGCTCTCCGGCACTGGAACATGACCGCGAGGGACTACTGCGGCATGAGTGTGTTCGACACGGAGAAGCGGTTCATCTCTGCACGGAAGACTTCGACCACGCCGCAGATCGGCGCACTTGTCATCTTCAAGCGGAGCCATATGGGCAGGGTCATCTCGCTGAACAAATCGAAGAAGACCTTCGAGTGTGCGGAAGGCAACAGCTCCGATAAGTGTGTGGTCAAGACCTATTCGTGGACGGATGCCTCGATCAAATCATTCTGCATCATCGACTACGGTCATGACCTTCTGACACCAGAGAAGATCCTCGGAGCGTTGAACGCGGTCTATGAGATGGCTCATAACCTCGGATGGGTCTATTCGGATTCACAGACGATACCGCCTTGCGTCATCGACAAAAGGGTAGCCTGTGACCGGCTTGAGGCTTTGGCGTGCTTTATCTTGGGATATACGGATCAGCAAGCCGGCGGCTTCGTCACTTCGAACATGGAGAGGATTCTGACCTCTTGGGGGTGGAAGGTCATCAAAGACCAGAGCAAGCTGATCCGATCGGACTTCGCACTCTTCTACAAGGACGGACAGAGTACCGCGACATGGGAAGCTCATGCCTTCGCGTTGACCTATTATAAATCGGCCTCGAACGTGGGCAAGTTTGACCTTGGCTCAGATGATCGGATAAAAGCCGCACAACCTTATCGGAACGTACCGATTGACCAGTGGGAGAATCGTCACTTCTATGCCGGATTCCGCGCACCGTTCGATTCTCACGTGATCGAATCGGCGGTCAACAGGGCGTACTGCATCGATGTGAAAGGAGCGTCTGAATCCAACAGGGCGAACGTGCAGTGCTACAAGAAGAACGGCACGACCGCGCAGGATTTCATCCTTGAGCCTGTCGGATCGTACTACACCATCACGAACGTGAAGTCCGGCATGGTGTTGGACGTTTCCGGCGCGAAGGTCGAGAACAAGCGGAACGTCTGGCAGTACACGAAGAACGGCACGAAGGCACAGCTGTGGAAAATGCTGAAGAACTCGGACGGCTCTGTCACGTTCGAATCTGCACTGAACGAGGGATATGCTCTCGACCTCTCCGGCGCGATCGCTCGGAACGGTCGAAACATCTATCTCTACAAGAAGAACGGAACTGCGGCTCAGAAGTGGTTCCTTAACTAAACCGTCAAGAGGACGCTCCCCACTCCTGGCGGCGTTCCTCCTGCTTGGCTCATCGAGAAATCGGTGAGCCTTTATTTTTTTGACTTTTGAGAGAGCGGTGCGAGAAGATAAGGCTTCGGAGTGATCCGAGGCCTTTTTGACGTAGCAAAAACTTAGCAAAAGTAGCAAAAAAGTAGCAAAAAGTGTCCCTATTTGTCTCGATTTGTCGCACTCTGAAAAACGCGAAAAATGCCGTAAGTACGCGAAAAACAGCGTATTTGCGGCCTTTTTTGAATCCGCACATCACAAGCACGGGAGATTTCGTGCATTTCTTTATTTCCCGCGTAAATACGCGATTTTTTGAATCTCAGAGACGGCTCGCGTAGCAAAAACGTAGCACATCACAGGATTCTGATGTCGCGGATCGCGTCCTCATCAGCCTTCAAAAGCTTCTTCGTGACGTGCATGTAAATCTCTCTGGTGATGCCAGAATCAGCGTGTCCTACTCGCCGAGCGATCTCTTCGAATGTCATGCCGGAGGCCGCCAGCAAGGCCACATGAGTATGTCTCAACGTGTGCGGAGTGATGGAGCGTCCGATGATCTTCGCGGAGTTCCGTGCGAGGTACTGAAGGTAAGATGGATAAGCGAGGTACTCGCCGTTCGGCCTCTGGAAGAAGTGCTTTCGTCTTCCGAAGTACTCGTTTATGTCGTTGATGCACTCTCTCAGCTCGTCCTGCACGGCGATGATCCTGTTTCCTGCCTCGGTCTTGGCTGAGAGGCTGACCACACGGAGAGAAGGCGAGAGCGTCTTCGAGATGGAGATGGTGTCGCGCACGTCCTCGACATCAAGCGCGACCGCCTCGTTGATCCTCATTCCGGTCAAGAGCAAGAACTGCGTCAAAAGCCTCCAGAGCGGAGACTTCATCTCATCGACAAGCTTCACGGCCTCGTCCGCTTCGAGGTACTTTTCCGAAAGCTTCTCCACCTTCTCCATGTCCGGCATCTTCTTGATCGCCTCAAACGCTCTGACGCTCTCCAGAAGGTCATTCTGGTAACACCACCGCGCAACGGCCTTAAATCGTTTCAGAGCGCGGTTAAACGAGGCAGGAGTGCCTTTTATCAGCTCGCAGACCAACGGAGCGGTGAGCGCGGATAGTTGTGTGTCGCGTCCTATCTTTTTTTCGATGAACCGCAACTCATACTCGGTGTTCTTGACGGTCTGGGGGCGTGTTGATCTCGCGATATACTGACGGTATAGGTCGCAAGCCTCGCCGAAGTTGATGTTGTGCGAATCCGGCCTTCGCATCTTCCTGCGGAGCATCTCTGCGGCGGTCTTCTGGGTGGACTTCTTCTTGTCGAGCAGGGTGATAGAAAAGACCTTCGTCCGGCCTAATCTGTCCTTGCCTCGTTCGTAGTATCTCACCTTTCCTGTTGGGGTGTTCTGCATCCACATTATTTGATGAATACCTCAACTTTGCAGATGGTTCGGTCGTGATCGTCATAGTCGCACTCTGTCGCGAATGCGAACAGATCGCATCCATCAAGTTCCTTCGCATATAGCTTTTTGCTGTCTGATTTTGTCAATTCGCCAACTTCGCCGTCAGCCGTGTCCTTTACAACATACGTTTCACTTTCATCGTTATACTCAAGAACGAATCGATCGCCGTCCTGCGTATACTCCAGATTTTCATAGCGTCTGCACTCAAAATAAGAATCCATAGCGGATGTTTTCGTGAGTTTGCAAACCATCGAAGGTAGAGAGGAAACGGCTTTGTAGGTTTCTTTGTAAAAGGCGAGGTATACGGTTTCTGGACTATCAAAGTACACCTTGACAGCTTCATGACGCGAGATGAAATCAGCCGCCATATGAATCTTTTGCTTGTCTTCGATTGAACCGATCACTTCGCCGTCTTTGTAAATGTGGCCTTCGCTGTCAATGTTTCCTTCGCCTTCGTAGTATTTTGATGAATCGAGTTTGAGAAGCGGAACATTCTTGTACGCGTAATTCAGATACCAACTATCAATACGCACAGATGCTCCGAAGAACTTGTATTTTGGTATTTGTATGGGTTCTGGTTCTTGTACGGCAGGCTCTTCAACTACTGGGACGGCTTGCGGCTCGGCTTGAGGCTGTTCTGCTTTCTTTTTGAAACGGTCAAAAAATCCCATAACGCACCTCCTATTCTGGGTAATACATTGCCAAAAAGTCTCTTCTGTCTAAAGCGTACTCGATCGGATCGAGTCCGTGTTCTTCGCAGTATTCATATCTGGCATCCATCATCCTCAGCCACTTCGGTTTTCGCTTCCTCCGCGGCTTGGCCTGCGTAATGACCGGCTGAGGGAGCACAAGTCCGCGCACCTTCGCCTCGATGTATTGGACGTTGTCTCGATCAAAGTCACCGTCTTCGATGTGCTTCAGCGCGTGCCGGTAAGCTTCGAGCCGGTGCTTTTCGTCGAGGCGCGAGGCAAGATAGACCGTGAAACCGCCGACGCAGGGCGTCACGATCTCGTCAACGTGCCGCGGCAGGTCAATGATGTAAACGTAAATGTCATCAGCCATCTGGGTTCGTCGCCTTCATGCGCTTGAGAATGTCAGCCACCATCTGCATGTCTTCCGGCGTGCTGTCCTCAGCGGCCTGCATCAGCGCACGCAGGTCGGGGTTCGTGAGGATCTTCTGGGCGAGCTTGGCTGTTTCGTCGTCTTCGTAGAAGCGCGGCTCTTCGCCGGTCATGAGGTATTCCATGGAAACGCCGAAGTAGTCAGCGATCAACTGCAATTTGTCCGTTTTCGGAGCATATCTCCCTGTTTTCCAACTCGAAAGGGCGGCTGTCGAGACACCTGTCTCTTTGCTTACACGATATGGAGTTATTCCACGCTGTTCGCAAAGCTTTTCAAATACATCGTATCCCATAGCAGGCCTCCACAAAAAATATTTTAGAAAACTAAAATAGATACTTTACAAACCTAAAACAACCTGCTATACTTTAGAAAGCTAAGATATTTGCGCATAAGTATAGCGGGTTTCTTACAATCATCTCTGGCAATTTGATTATATAAGGAATCTTAAATTATTTCAAGCGCAAGATATAGGTCTCTTAGCTTCAGCAAACACAGAAAGGAGGGCATGATGTACGAGAATTACGCAAAGCTCCGCGATGAAAAAGGGTTGAAAGATTACGATGTCGCGAAGCTGTCCGGTGTCGCGACGGCGACGCTGTCCTGCTGGAAGAACGGGCATTACACACCGAAGATTCCTAAGCTGAGAAAAATTGCGGATGCGCTCGGAGTAACTGTTGACGAGTTAATTAAGGAGCCGTAAACGGCAGGAGGAGGAACGCATGTACATTGATTTTTACAAGAGCGAAGAGAACGGCAGGGAATGGTTTTCGCTCTCGCTCGACAACGACAGTTTCGGTCATGAGATCATCAAGACCATCATCGCCAGAGCTTCAAACAACGCGACCGAGGCGGTCAACATGGGACAGTTCGCGGCGGCGAAAGAGTACATCGAAATCGCGAAGAAGTTCGAAGATGCTCTCAAGGAGGCAAAAGGTGAAAAGGGCGAGTAAACACGTCCTCGCGGAAGAGTACGGATGCTCGACAAAGACCATCGAGAGACGGCTCGCCGAGATCGAGACGCTCATCGGCAAACGGTATCCGGCAGACACCATCATCCGCATACCGCACAGGAGAATCCGCGAGGATGTCGTGAAAGACTACATGGAAAACTGGCAACTGATCAAGGCCGGAACCGCTCCGGCGTTCATAGGAGGTTGACATGATTGCAAAAAAAGAAAGCGCCGTGCGAACTGGGGAGTTAAACACAGCGCCTTACAAGGTCATAAGAATTGTAGCACGTCCGGCTCGGAAACGCAAGAGCCGCAAACATATCATCATCGTGAAGGCCATCACATACTGTGCGGCGATCCTCGCCTTGTACGGCCTTCTGCTTCTGGAGTTCCACATGGCGGCAGGGTTGATCATCTTCGGCCTCGCCTTCACCTATCTCATGGCGTACACCTACGCGAACGGAGGGTTCAGATGATCGAGATCACATACGAACAGAACGAGCATGACGCTTATATCGACCTTCTGGGAAGGGTGCAGGCTCTCCGCGAAGTATGCCTTGACGATGTACCTCTGAGGCCGGAAACGGTTCTGAAGATCCTCGGCTTCAAGGAAGACGTGAAGGAACTGGAGAGACGGAAAGAGGAACGGCATCAGCGGCTGATCGCCTATCTGAAGGAGAACATTGCGGTAGGAGGTGCGTATGAGATCGAGTGATCCGATTCATGACGCGATCGAGCGCGAACTCGAATGGGACGAGTACTGCAAGATGCGAGACGAAACACAGCCGAAGTGTGCTGAGTGCGGAGACGTTCTTTCCGGCACGGTGTACGACTTCACCGGAGTGATGGAGGAAGGGTACGTGTTCTGTGAGACATGCGTAAACAACTACTTCAACGAGAATTCCGGCGAACTCAATGAAGCTTTGAGGGCGGCGACCTTCGACAATTTTAGGAGGAGACTATGAGCGAGAAAGAAAAGAGCGTGTTCGAGACGCTGAACGACATCAACGTAAACGACCACATCGAGAAGAAAGGAAACCTTAGTTATCTTTCGTGGGTGTGGGCGTGGGGAACGCTTAAGAAATTGTATCCAGATGCGACATATACGGTCTACGAGGACGAGAAGGGAATCCCTTACTTCACGGACGGTCGCACCGCATGGGTGAAGACAGGGGTCACGGTAAACGGGCAGGAATATATCGAGCGGCTTCCGATCATGGACTACAAAAACCGCTCCGTCACGCTCGACAAGGTGACCTCGATGGATATGAACACCGCGATCCAGAGAAGCATCACGAAGGCCATCGCACGGCACGGCCTCGGCCTGTACATCTATGCAGGGGAAGACTTGCCGGACATCGAGAAGGCGAAGACGGAAGCCGAGAAAGCCGCAGATGCCTATCCAGACCGCGACACGATGATCGCGTTCATCAAGGCGAACGCTTCTCCGGCATTGAAGGCTCGGATGGCTGAAGCGATGAAGGTCAGCCGCTTCGAGGACATGACGGACGTGCAGATCATGATGTTCTACAACAAGGTGGTCGAGGAGGTGGAAGGATGAATCAAGTGATCCTCATCGGCAGGCTGACGGACGATCCTGCGTACAACGAGAAGGGCGAGAGCAAGATTGCGAAATACTCGCTTGCGGTTGACCGTATGAAAGAAGGCGCGGACTTTCCGTCCTGCGTGGCCTTCGGAAGGCAGGCAGAATTCGCCGACAAGTACCTCAAGAAGGGGATGAAGATCGCCGTGATCGGAAGAATCCAGACCGGAAGCTACACGAACCGCGAAGGAAACAAGGTCTACACGACCGATGTGATCGTGGATCATCAAGAGTTCTGCGAGAAGAAGCAGGAAGAGCCGAAGAAGTCAGAAGGCCGCTTCACCGAACCGCCGAAGGACTTCGAGAATCCGTTCGAATAGGAGGATGTCATGACACAGGAACAGAGAATCCTCGCCTACATCGATAAGCACGGCGAGATCACACAGAAAGATGCGGTGATCCTTGGGTGTCTGAGGCTTTCCGCAAGGGTTCACGATCTGAGGCAAAAAGGCATCCTGCTGAAGTCATCGGTTCGCACGGTCAAGAACGCAGACGGAAGCCACAGCAACATCGCGGTGTATTCCTATGATCGGAAACAAAGCTGATGCGCTGAAATGGCTGATTGATCAGCCGGATCAGACCTTCGAGGTTAAGGTTTGGCATCCGAAGAGGTCGCTCACCGCGAATAACTACTACTGGGTGCTTCTTTCGCACTTGGCAGAGGCACTCAGAACCTCGAATGATGAACTGCACGAGATCATGTTGGAGCGGTACGGAGTGGTCGAGGGAACGCTCATCACCGTGAAGGCCGATGTTCCTCTGAGCCGGATAGAAGGGCATTGGATGCTCTACAAGTCAGACGGAAAGTGGAACGCCTACGTTCAGCTCCTCGGCTCGTCAAAGATGGATTCCGCGCAGTTTTCGGCACTCTTAGACGGATTGATCAGCGAGTGCAATGAGCATGGAATCGAAACGATGCCGGACACGGAGATACAGAGGCTCAGAGGGTACGTTAAGGAGGCCGATCGTGCATAAACGGACGAAGGCCTGCATGATTCCGAAGGCCGTCAAGGAAAAGGTCTGGGAGAGAGACGGACAGCACTGCATAGGGTGCGGAAGATGGGTTCCTGTCGAGTGTGCCTGCGCTCACTACATCGCCAGAAGTCACGGCGGCCTCGGAATCGAGAAGAACGTCCTCACACTTTGCGCTGAGTGCCACTCAGACTTCGATAACAGCGTGAAACGGCGCGAACTGCAAGAAGTATACGGTGAGTACCTAAAACGCTTCTACGGCGATCTGAGCGGCCTCACGTACAAGAAAGGAGAATCATGAACAGCAAGCAGAAGGGCAAACGCGGAGAGTTGGAAGCGGTGCGGTTCTTGAAGGCTCTCGGCTACGATGTCCGGCGAACGGCTCAGTACTGCGGCAACACAGGAGACGCGGCTGACATCGAGGGCATGGACGGATTCCACATCGAGGTCAAACGAGCCGAGCGTCTGAACGTGTATGACGCGATCGAGCAGGCCTTGAGGGATTCACATGGAAAGAAGATTCCGTTCGTGATGTGGCGAAAGAATGACAAGCCTTGGTTGATCATTCAGCTTGCGGCAGATTGGATTCGAGTTTTGGAAGGAGATATACCAGATGACAAATGACAGCTTCGTCTTTTACAAATCGTTCTATGAAGCGGCGGCAGAACTTGACGATGCCGACAGGCTCGCGTTCTATGACGCTCTGGCAACCTACGCACTCGCTGACGAAGAGCCGGAGATCGTGAACGCGGTCGTGAGGGCATTGTTCAAAATGGCTCGACCGCAGATTGACGCGAACGAAAAACGGCGCGAAGTCGGAAAGAAGGGAGCGGAGTTCGGAAAGCTCGGAGGCAGACCGAAGAAGGATGAAAACCCCATAGGGGTTATTGATGAAAACCCCATAGGGGTTATTGAAGAAAACCCCATAGGGGTTAATGCCGAAACCCCTAATGTAAATGTAAATGTAAATGCTAATGCAAATGTAAATGAAGATAAAAAGAGAGGTACGCGCATGGCACGACCTACGCTCGAAGAAGTACGCGAGTACTGCAAACAGAGAGGCAACAGCATTGATGCCGAACAGTTCATCGCCTTTTACGAGTCCAAAGGTTGGAAGGTCGGCGGTGAGCCGATGAAGAGTTGGAAAGCGGCTGTGATCACATGGGAGAAGCGCGAGAAGGAGCGAGGGAAGGAGCGACCTACAATCAAGGCCGTGAAGCAGAATCAGTTCACGGCCTTTGAGGATCGCCACAACTACGACTTTGACAGCCTTGCCGGAATCCTATCTCAGCCTGTTGGAGGTGTGCTATGAAGACGGTGGTGGCCTCGCTCCTGTGCGCTGTGATGATCGCGGACGGCGGCGCGACAGGCATTCAAGCGGAGATCCATCCGAGGGAAGTCATCGAAGCGCAGGAGGTGGAGCCGGAAGAAACGAAGCACCTTTACAACGTGTGTACGGTCACGCACTATTGCGGATGCTCCGCGTGCTGTGGGTCATGGGGGAACTCAACAGCGTCTGGAGCGACACCGACAGCCGGATGGACGGTCGCAAACAACGTTCTTCCGTTCGGCACGTTGGTAGAAATAAACGGTCATACGTACTGCGTAGAAGATCGCGGAGACAGCAACATGAACGACTACTGGTTCGACATCTACTGTGACGGGCATCAAGAGGCACTCGACCGAGGCATATACTCGGCTCCGGTCTACATCATAGACGATTAGGAGGTTAAAGAATGGATTGGGTATGGATGGCAGACAAAGAACCGGATACAGATTATAAGCGGTACATTGTACTGACAGAAAAGGGATTGATTAAAATCGTCGAATGGCACGCACCATATCGTGGTAAGCAATTATGGTCTACGTGGTCGAACGTGGTCGCGTGGATGGAACTTCCGGAAGTTCCTGAAGAGTTCAAAGAAAAAGCAAAAGAGAGGGCGGTCGCTGAGATAAAACAAAGGGTCGCCAACTTGATTAGAGAACTGCAAGATATTTCGGACGGAATACCGAATGACAGAGCAAAGGCATGGCGTGACGATTAGGATGACGGGATGAAAAACAGGAGGTAGGTGATGACGATCACCGAGTGATCCTGTGGTGGCGGAATAGGTAGACGCAGGAGTAACGGTAGCCGATGGCCAATAGAACCGTCCATGGAAAAACAACGAACCATCATGCAAGGTGCGAATCCTTGCCCACAGGATGCAGAATTTTATCAACGTGCTACGCCACAAAGTTCATCGCGCTCTGCGTGGCGCAGGGAAGCCTTTATTCGGGAGACTGGCTCGGGCGGCTTGGGGTAGGCCGCGAAAGAGGAGGAGAGCGATGAAACCGATAGAAGCGATGATAATTATCCAAATAATCGGATTGGTCGCGCTGATAGCGATGACGATCTACTACAACAGGAGGTAAAGATGGACGATCTAATCAGCCGACAGGCGGCATTTGAAGCATTGTGCAATGCGACATTTGGATGTGCCGATATTGGTGTTTGTAAAAAAGGCGATCGGTATTGTGCAGAAGGGGCAAAACTTGACGAAGTGCCATCCGCACAGCCAGAGCGGAAAAATGGGAGATGGTACAGAATAGGAAACACTGGGCTTGCGACTTGCGAATGTGGTTTTGTGACCGAGAGATATTCTATATATAAATACTGCCCGAACTGCGGAAGCTACAACGGAGGAGGAGACGATGAATAAGTATAGGCCGGAAGTTGTGAGCGGACGAATCCGGCAAGCGCGAAGAAGCAAGCACCTTAAGCAGAAAGACATCGCGCAGTATGCGTTCATGTCGCGGAGCGAAGTGTCGGCTCTGGAGATGGGACACAGACCGCTCGGCGTAAAGACGGCTCTGCTTCTCGGCGAGTTACTCGATGTAAGGGCAACGTGGCTTCTCGACTTGGAGGACTAAATGAAAGCGAAAGAGTACCTCATGGAGATTCAGCGAATGAAGCAGACCGCCGACAGCCTCGGCGAGAAGGCCGAAGCACTCCGCGCGGAGATGGAAGGGCTGAAGGCTATCACCTACGATAAGGACAGGGTGCAAGTGTCACCATCGAACCGAATGGAAGAACTGATGCCGAAGCTGATCGAGGCCGAAGAGAAGTATGGCGAGGCTCTGTTCAACTACTACAAGGAGATCCTGCTCCGCACTCAGCAGATAGACGAGATAGGACGGAGTGACTTCGCTGAGATCCTGCGCTTGCGGTATGTGGAATTGGGCAAGCACGGACGGCGGCTGACATTGGAGGAGATCGCGGTCAAGACGCATAGATCGTTTGAGTGGGTGCGGCATCTGCACGGGAGAGCATTGAAGGCTTTCGAGAAGAAGTACCTTTGAAAAGACGACACACAAAAACACATTTTTTTATGTTACTATGCTACCATCAAAGAAGGGGATTATAAGCCACTACCACCTCGCAGGGATTCCGGAAACGGAGTCCCTATTCGTTTGCCATGAAACGGAATCAACCGTATAAAGCCGGAAGCCAGACGCTCACAAGAGAAGATTGGAAACGCAAGTTCTACATCTGCGACCGGAAGAAGTGCGACCTCTGCTCGGAGGAATGCCATCACACGTCAGACCGATCTCACGCTCTGTATGATCTGGATGACACACAGAGAAAGTGGGTGGTCTACGAATCCGGAATGTTCGAAAAGGCATGAGGTTCTACGATACACCGCGATGGAAGAAGATAAGGGAATCCGTCCTCAGAAGGGACGGCTACATCTGCAAGGTGTCCTCGCGGTACGGACGGAAGGTCGAGGCAACTCACGTCCATCACATATTCCCAAGAGATGAGTATCCGGAGTTCCAATGGTGCAAATGGAATCTGATCAGCGTGTGTCTTGCGGCTCACAACTCACTGCACGATCGGAACACGGATGCATTAACGAACGAAGGGAAAGACCTTTTACTGAGAACGGCGAAGAAGCTGAACATGGAATACAAGAACGGAAGATGGTATCCCCCCCACATCGTAGGCTGAAACGCAAGGCCAAACGTT